GTGTGTTGATGTACACGCTGGTCTCCACCAGCAGCACCAAGCGTTGTCGCCGTAATACCAGAAATAGCGCTAGTGATTCTGCTTGCAGCAGAACCACCCATGTTGTCAAGGCCAGCAATGGTACGACCTCTTAGGTCTGGAAGATTAAATGTCGTGCTTCCGTCACCAACACCATGCGATGTTCCAATTGCGTTAAACAACGCACTGTAACCAGAACGACTTACAGCCTGCCCATAGCAAAGCAGCCATCCGTTTGGTGAGGTGTTGCCTGCAAATGGAACAATAATTCCTGCAGGAAGAAAGAAGTCAAAGTCTGCTTTCTTTGTAGTTCCTGACTGCACAACAGCAACAACGTCTCCCTTGGAGATTGATGTAACTGCGGGTAGTTCCGAAATTTTAATATTAGCCATGAATCACTCCGTAGTTATAAATTTGTTGGCTTCGGTCCTGATATGTGTTCCGTCCTCCGACAACAACTGAAGACCACCCGAAAGTGTGCTCCAGTAATAGTTCGCAGCGTCACCTAAAGTTCCACCAACAGCACCATTGTCGATATACCACTGCCAAGCCGTAGCCCACACATAACTGGGATTATCTGCCTGCCATCTAGCAAGCAAATCACCCAACATCAAGTTGGAGCCATAAATGGCAGCCAACTCATGAAACATCTCATCATTCGTAAAACCCATTGACTCTCCTAAAAATCGTCCCTCATCCTAAGGAGAGGTTGTTCCCCACTGTCACAATAGGGGCACCCCTGCCATGCGGTCGGAAACTCCTCCCCGCACTTTGGGCACTCCTCCAGTTCCATCACACAACCTTGAGCCGAGCCTGCTTCTCACGTGAAGCCATAGCAGCAATCAACTCATCCAACTCCGTGTCAGACAACTGGGCAGCAGACTTATCAGACTTAATCTCCAAAGTTTGCGGAGCCATCCGGTTCGTAGCCTGAAGATACAACTGGGCAGACTTGGTATCTCCATCAAGAGCCTTGGCATACAGGGTATCCAACAAACGCTGTGTACGCTCAGGCGACCCCTGAATGTGGTTCACACGGCGTTCCCACTCATCACGGAACACCGGCTTTTTCTCCCAGCGTCGGAGTGTCTTGACATCCACTCCAACCATGTCAGCAAACTTCACCTTGGTAGGTGGCGTTCGCTCGCTGGGGGCTGTGCACAACCATTCTAGATAATCAGTCTGGGCTTGGGTCAGCACAACGTCCAAATTTTCGTTCATACCTAGGGGTCTAATCGTCACAGTGAAATGAGAATCATTCTTAGGTTACGGGTGGGGGGGATTATAGGGGGGGTCGGGAAAACCGTCCGTTCCTAAGGGAACGGCGGTTCCAAGAGGCGTACACATCGGGCGAGGCAAAAAGCCGAAGCCCGAACCGTTACATGAAAGGGGCAGTCATGCCAGTTAAGTACAAGTCTGTTGATTCACACGCCAAGGCTAAGAAGGCAAAGACCGGCGGGATGAAGCCTTCGGCTTACCCCCCAAAGAAGAAGTCTAAGTGAAAAAGACCAAAGTTCAGAAGGTGATGCGTGAGTACAAGACCGGCACACTCCACTCTGGCAAAGGTGGACCTGTTGTTAAGTCACGCAAGCAGGCAATTGCGATTGCTCTTTCAGAGCAACGCAAAGCGACTGCGAAGAAGCGCAAAGGCAAGTAACCGCCCCTGCCGGTGCGGTTGCATGGTGCTTGACTAATGGGATACACAAAACCTTCTCTTAGGAATCGCATTAAAAACGAAGTGATGGCTGGCAGCAAAGGTGGCCGTCCCGGGCAATGGTCAGCCCGTAAAGCCCAACTTGTAGCACAACGCTACGAGAAGGCTGGAGGCGGATACACCGGGGCTAAAACCAGCAACCAAAAGAACCTGAGCAAATGGACCAAAGAAGACTGGGGTACCAAGTCAGGTAAACCATCCACACAGGGACCAAAAGCAACCGGTGAGCGGTATCTGCCCAAGAAGGCAATCCGCTCCCTCAGTGCTGCCGAGTATAAAGCCACCAGCGACAAGAAGCGCCGTGGCACAAAGGCAGGCAAACAATTCGTACCCAACACCCCAGCCGCCAAAGCGGCAGGTAGACGAGCAAGAAAGGCTAAATGATGGCTGCAAAAAAAGACCCACGGCTAGCACGTGCAGGTGTGAGCGGATACAACAAGCCAAAGCGCACACCCGGACATCCCACCAAGTCCCACATTGTCGTAGCCAAATCAGGCGGGCAAGTCAAAACCATCCGCTTCGGGCAGCAAGGCGTTAAAACCAACCAGACAGCCGGTCAACGAGAAGCCTTTAAATCACGCCACGCTAAGAACATCTCCAAAGGACCAATGTCCGCTGCCTACTGGGCAGACCGTGTGAAGTGGTCCCCCAGCAAAACAGCCCAACCCAAAAACCGCAAGTGGGTAAAAGGTTCATAAACAGAACCGGAGTCCCATGAAAATCAAGGGCCACCCATCCCCTATCTGTCCCTGCGAAAACCCGCCCCCAATAAGCGTTTGCGGGGAAGACGAAGACGACGAATAACACCCCCTCAGACGCACCACAATGCGTTCTAAGACGTCCGGGACTCCAAACCGCACCAAGGTACCCCTATCCGCAGACCTGCCTCGCTCTGGCTCAAATGAGTCCCTTTGATGTTTGGGGGTACGGGGGGGTCGTGCGCCCCCTAGGGGGTTGCGCTTGTGCACGCAAACGCACGCATTTGAGCCAATAAACACGGGCAACATGAACCGGCTAAAAGCCCGCCAGAACAAGGGCGAGAGTTCCAACAATGGGGCGCTCTGCAGGAACGAAATCCTGCACCAAGAGAAAGAGAACCTATCCAATGTCACCGAAAGAAGAAAGAGAACAGCGGTTGCGTGAGCGTAATCGTGTTCTTAATGAGCGCCTTGCACTCATTGACAAGTTCCACAAATGCAAGTACGAAGAAATTGGCTGTAGTTGGTACTGGTGCGACACTTGCTCTATTCGTGTAACGCTTGCACACGAAATTGCAAATCTGTTGGCGTGGTCGTGATGAGAACATTTACACGCTCAAGCGAACTGCGTTCGTGGTCATTCCGAACACTTGTGAATGAACGACGAAAGAGAGTTGATTATTTGGATTACTTGCTCGATGTCACTTGCGAGGGGTTCGACGGTGGACACACTCGCATGACTTATTGGGAAGTGAAGGACATAGAGAGGGAGATGCGTAAGCGTTGTTCGTGAATAGCGACTGTCGCTCATCGTTATACGGTTGTATAACGGTGGGCGGTTGTGGTTAGTCACAATGACTATCCATCACGCAAGAGCGTGAAACACAAAAGGAAAACACAATGGCTACTAGCAAGAAGGTGAAGTCAAACTTCACGAGCAAGAACATCATCGGGCTTATTAACGCTGGCTCACTTACAGCGTTAGAAGGCTGGTGGAACGCTTATGCAGACTTCGTTGTCTCTGGTGCAGAGACAGTTAGCGAATACGCTAAAGCGTCAGTCAATGATGATTGGTCAGAGAACACGATTGGTCAGATGGTTGGCTATGTCAAGTGGGCTAACGAAATGGGCTACAAGCGTTCTGAGTTTAAGTCCATGTCTCATCTTCGCACGACGAAAGCGTCGTACAACGATGACAATGGCAACAAGCGAAACAAGAAGGCAACGCCAACTAAGCGTGCAGAGAACGACTTGCGTCGTCTCCGCAACGAAATGTCACCGAGCCAAATCGAGGAATACGCTCGCTACTTGCTCGCCAACGCTCGCAAGGCTAAGTGAGGTTGGTCATGGAAATGGTTATTCGTGACATTCTCGCAACGATTGGTCTTGTGTCGGTTGTTGTGGTTGTTTCTGCATGGGCAACTATGAAGTGGGACATTATGCGTGACAAGCGTGATGGTTTCATTTACGATTGGCAAGACGAGGAAGGAGAATGGCACCAGACTTACTGAGTCTGATTGTCTATTACTGCTCACCGTTATACAGTTGTATAGCGGTGGGTAGTGGTGGCTAATCACAACGGCTAGCCAAATACAAATAAAGGAAACATAAATGGATACATCAACAGAAACAAGAACAGATAACAGCAAGCGTCCGGCGTTGCCTACCGCTTTGGAGATGATGGATTACTACCGTCGCAATGGGCGACAAGTAGTTGGCTATCGTGCTTTCTCATCTGGCATTGCGGGTACAAACTGGGTGCAGGAATGTGATTTCATTCCATGCGAGCGAACAGCGTTGCTTAACATGTACGAGAGTGAAGGCTTGTTGCTTTCGCCTGTATACGCAGATGAGGTGAAGTAATGGAAATCAAGCGTGACCACATCACTATCAACATCGGTAGCGATAACTACTGGTTGTCCATTGTGGAAACATCGTCAGATGATGACTCATACATAACGGGAAAGGAGATGGCTCTTGTTGCTCGTAGCAGTAACAGTTTCATGGGCATTTGTCTTGTTCCTCTGCGTGAATGGTTTGACTCTGCCAATTCAGATGACATCATTCAGTTAGAACCCAAAGGAAAAGTCAGATACCACTTGTTGCAAGATGCAACAGAAGGAGAGATAGTCATGCAAGCAATTGTGCGAGCAAAGAAATACTTTGAGGAGTTGCCACAATGAAGAACTATTGGGGCGAGTTTCGCTTTAGTGACGAGTGGTATCTAGCATTTGACAAATGGTTAGGTGAACCAGAACAGTCGCATATTTACGAAGATGAAGAAGAACATTACGATGAGTTTAATGCGTCGTATGTTTGTTTGCTTGCGTACATAGATTTTCTTCTCAACATTGCTGAGGAGATAGAACAGAAAGAGGAAACAGGTGAGTAACGAGAAAGAACCGAAAGCGTGGAAGAACGGGCGGTACACATACTGTCTGTCTCATGGTCGTAGTCAAGTCATCTCATCAGAAGATTTGTACGAAGGCGACACGCTGTTGTACGAGGGTCGCAAGTGCGACTGGTGTAAAGAAAGGTTGGCATGACATGAGTTACCAACAACTAGGTGAGTTCACTTATGTCATCGTTCCGGAACCGGCGTACCGCCATACCGAAACAGATGACATCATGCGACATGGCGAATGGCAATGCACATTGTTTCGCAACGACGATGTGGTAGCCGGTGCCTTAGGTACCTACGGTTATTGCATACGCTGGGTTCACGACACAATAGCGGAGATGGGGGGTGAGGAATGATGACATACTTGATTGTGGGCTGGCTGATTATGCTGGCTTTCATCATGATGTGGTTTGCAGACAAATGAACCAACAAATCTCGTTATACAGATGTATAACAGAAACACAAACACAACAAACAACAGAAAGGAAATGTCATGACTGACATAAACGAAACACCAGAAGAAATCAACAACGAAGCAGAACCACCAGAAACATGGTCGTGTGACTCATGTTGTAACGAGTTCCTTGTCAATGACACGGACGAGTCAGACGAACATGAGTATCAACCATCGTTTGAGATACAAAGCAGCACCATCTGTGACGACTGTGTTGCAGAGTACACAACTATTTGTTGTTACTGTGAGGAACAGTTCTTCACCGAGGATTGTCGTTGGCTAGATGACAGCGATGATTATTGGTGCGAGAGTTGTTGGGATAGGCGTGTGAGTTATTGCTCACGGCACGACTATCACTACTCCGACAGCAACGGTTGTTACCGGTGCGAAGATGACCCAGAAGAAGATGAAGACGAAGGTCTCATCAAGGGTTATTGTTACAAGCCTCGTGCAGAGTTCCACTTTGTGTCCACTCGTCACGGCAAGAAAGTCATCTTGTCTAACGCTAACGCCATGCCTAGTTCGGTTGACAAGCCGACGCTTGGTATAGAGTTAGAGACAGAGGCTGTTCATTGTGACCGTTACGATGGCGCTCGTCTTGCCCAAGAAATCTTTGGCAGTCTTGCGTATCTCAAGAGCGACGGTTCACTCAACAACGGTTACGAGATTGTGACTCACCCATTTACGCTTGATTACTGGCGTGAGCGTGTTGATACAACTCGTCTTCGTGAGTTGGCAAACATGGGCATGCGTTCTTCCAACACGAACACTTGCGGTCTTCACATTCATGTGGGTCGCAAGTATTTCCAGAAGAACATCACCAGCATGTATCGCTTCATGGCGTTGTTCCATGCGAACAATGAGCAATGGCGCAAGATTGCTGGTCGTAGCGAGTCAACCTACGCACGCTGGTCTGACCAAGAGCGTGAGAACATGATGGACTACATCAGGTACATCACCACTCATGGTCGTATCGGTCAGTCTGCCAACTTTGACCGCTATGTTGCGCTCAACTTGCAGAACCACTCAACTATTGAGTTGCGGTTCTTTAAGGGTACGCTCAACGCAAGGTCGCTCAACGCTCGCATCGAAGCCGTCGATGCAGCGTGTCGCTTTGCACGCAACATGGTGTACAAGGGCAACATCAAACAGTCCTACAGTTGGGACAAGTTCCGTCAGTTCGCTACTGACGAGGGCTACACAACATTCAGCGAATACGCAACAGAGAAAGGGGTATGACAATGTGTCTACTTACATTCATGCAAGAAGGAACCACCGCAAGCGATACAGATTTGCGTGTCGGTGCCGACAACAATCCCGACGGTTTCGGTTGGGCTATACATGCTGGGTCTACGGTTCTTCGTGGTCACGGCATGGTGTTTGAGCAGGTGCTTGATGAGTTCATGAAGCAACGCAACAAGCATAGCGGTCCTGCTTTGTTCCACTCTCGTATCACTACGCATGGTGGCACGAACAAGGCTAACTGTCACCCGTTCCAGATTGGTCGTGACAAGCACTCTGTGCTTGCTCACAACGGTATGTTGCCGTTAGAAGAACAGAATGGTCGCTCTGACACTCGTGTCTTTGCCGAAGACATTCTGCCTGCAAGCGGTGGCACACCCATCTTGGACTCTAAGAAAATGCGGAAGAAGATTTCCAAGTTTGCTGAGGGTTCCAAGTTGGTCATCTTGACAGCCAACAAGAACAACAAGAACCCGTACTACATCATCAACGAGAACCTAGGTCATTGGGTCAATGGTGTGTGGTGGTCTAACAGTTCATACAAGTGGACACGCACATACTCAAATGTGGGTTACGGCATGTATGCGTCTGGTTGGCAACCGTCAACCAAGACTGTCAGCAAGACAGAACCTGAGCAGACATACCATTTCCACGAGGAATGGTCATGCAACTTTTGCGGTCATGTTGAGCAGGTAGACGAGTACAACATTGACGATACGCTTTCGTGTCCTAAGTGTTTCACTTGTTACTACTGCGAGATGAGCGCTTTGTCCGGTGACTGTGATTGTTTTCCTGACGAGATGCGTTCATACGAACCACAAGACTATGTGTGGTCTTCCACGCATGGTTGTTATCTGCCCAAGTGGGACGACGAAGATGACCTAGAGTTTGGATACAGCCGTGCCGTCTGATAACGAAATTATACAACCGTATAACACACTAATTACAGTAACACCAACACAAGAAAGAGAGTCCACAATGACTACAGAACAAGAACCAACCAACGAACTCAAGACATGGGTCGTTGACACAAGTATCAGAATTGTTGTCAAAGCCGACACAAATTGGCAAGCAGGCAACGACGCTGAGAACTTCATCTACGAAGCGATGCGTGCTGTTCATGAACAGTTCCAAGACCGCCTAGTGGAATGGAATAAGCAAGACCAATGGGTGTCTCGCAAGTACAGGAATGTAGGCACAAGAAGCAACAGCGCCTACACGATTGGGCGTCGTATCGGTCTTGATGACTTGGTTGATGGCTGGAATAGCAATGGCAAGTATGTTCGTGACGAGAACGGCAGTCCTACTACAGAGTTGCCGACAATCACGGCTCGCTGGCTTGCAACAATCTTTGCCAAGTCTGGCGGTATCCAAGATGTGCAACATTCAATAATCAAGACTGTCTATGACAGGATTGCCAAGTGTGTTGAGGCGGAGATGGAAGATGGTGTTGATGTGGAGCAGTCTGCTGCGACCATCGGCGTTGACCAGAACGGCAACTCACGGGTGGTGTTCTGATGAAAGAGCAAATCTTTCTAGACACAGACCTAGGTAGAGGCATGCTTGTTTCTGCCCTAGAAATGGAGCCATGTGACGGAAGTCGCTATTGGAAACTGAACATTTCCTACGATTTCTGCAATGTGACATTTGAGTGTATTAGTGAGTCAATGATGGTTCACAAACTTGGTTTGTACCCGTCTGTATTTGGCAACACGAACTACTCTGTATGGGACAGAGATGCAGTCAAGAAATACCTTGACCTTATCTTCACAGAAACATCAGAACAGGAAGCATCATGAACAACAAATACGAACCGACTCTCGAGGTTTCACTTACCTTGCAAGAGTTACGTGCCGTAGTCAAATCATTGTCTATCGGCGCAGACCAACTTGCCAAGAAGGTGCAACGGCTTGGAGCCAATAGCAAAGCAGACGACATTGCAAGTGAATACTTGCTTCTCTTTCGTGCGAAAGCCGAATGTGAGTCTGTTCTTGCTTGCGCTTTGAGCGGAGAAGACTCCTGAAGTACAAGGCGGTAGCGTGCGCTCTACTGATGCTGACTGGCGTAGTCAGTCCAGTAGTGGCGCAAGCCCCGCCCGACCAAATCACACGCCTTACCTCTGCTGTGTTTCTGTATGAGAAACCTGAACCACAACCGAAGCCTGAGAAATGGTCACCGGAATGGTTCAAGCAACTGCCTGTGCCAGCCGACGAGTATTGGGACAAGGTTGCCCAATGCGAAACCGCTAGCAACTGGCAGGACAAAGGCAGATGGGCTGGTGGTCTCGGCATCTTTGACAAGACATGGCTTGCTTGGGGTGGTGGCGAATTCGCCCCTCACCCCTCGCTCGCTAGCCGACGCCATCAAATCATCGTGGCTAACCGCATCGCAATTCGTGGCTGGACAAGACCGTCTGGCAAGTTCCGTTACCCTGCTGGGTATCGTGGCTGGGGCTGTATTCGCAATCGTGAGTACCTAGACCCTCCGGTGAAGGATGCGTGGGGTAAAGGCGTATGAGAGCCTTACAAGAGCGCTGGCGGTGTCCTAGGTGCGGTCAAGAGACCGTCGTGTATGTGCGGTTGGTTGTGTCACCAACCTGCACAAATCACAAGGGCAATCACCCCGTACAGATGGTGCCGGTCAACAAGCGTTGACATTCTCTCCACCCCTTGTTGCTATGCTCCCCTGTCGCAGGACGGGGGAGGGGGACTACAGGGGGTGGGGGCACCAGACCAGTTGCGCTCCGCACCTCAGGGTGCGGTGCGCTTGCGTACACAGGAAAGCGTATGACAAGGAGAAAAACCGGCTGTGGGGTTCGCAGCCATAACGAGCATTGCCTTTGCGATGTAGTTGTAAAGAACCCAGTTCCAATCAAAACCACCGTTCCTTCAGACCTTCAACACGGAGAGTTTGTAGCGAGGCTGATTGATTTCTCACCACCGTACACACGAGAAGAGTTCGCTCGTTTCTTGACCGAATGGGACAAGGGAATGCGACTCATTCAAGATGAGCGTCGGATTCAAATGTTGCTGTCACGCAACAAGATTGAGAAGTCAGCAGATGGTTCCTTCATGACCCGTAAGGGAAATGTTAAACTGACTGACGGTCAGTTCATCTGGCTCAAGGACAGAATACGGGAAGGCTACGAGCCAACACCGATAGTGCGCTTGATGATGGAAGAACACAATGTGGAAATACACAAGTCGTATGTTTCAAAACTACGACGCAGAATGAAAGAGTGCGGAGAGTACTACTATGAAGATTGACGAGAAAGACGATGTGGTGAATGTGTATGTTCGCCAGTCATGGTTGAACGATGCGATGATTTGCCCTGAGCGGTCACGCCTCGCAATCATGTTGCCGACATGGCGTTCATCAAGTGACGCAACGGTGCTTGGCACCGCTGTTCACACGGCGATTGAGAAGATACTCACCGGAACAACCGAGGTGACATACATGAACGAAGAGTTCGTGCTTGCACTAGATGACCTAGTGAAAGAAGAACCGTTCAAGTTCAACTCCATGTCAAGCGTCAACGAGATGCGTGAGTTTGGTTTGTTGATGGTTGATTCATTCAGGCGTGACATTCTGCCAAGTGTTGAACTTGGCGGTCGTGTTGAACACACATTCACTCACGAACTCAGCACGCTCGATGGTGTATTCCAATACAACGGGAAGCCAGTCAAGATTCTGTTCAACGGAACGATGGACTATGTGACACCAAGCGGTGTCATCTGGGACTGGAAGACAGCAGCCCGAAAGTATTCACAGAACGACAAGCAGAAGCAGAGCATTCAAGCGAGTGTGTACGCCCATGCTGTTGTAAAAGAGGGCTGGAGCGATTATCCAGTCCAGTTCAACTACGGCGTCATGACACGCACCTCAAAGAGTGTGGGTCAGATTGTCAAGGTTGTGCGCACACAAGCCCATGCACAATGGATTCAACGACAGGTTGAGAACATCGTGACGCAAGCATTGCGTACCAGCGTTGACATGCCGTGGTTGGCAAACGACCAGAACAATCTCTGCTCATCGAAGTGGTGCTCGTTCTGGTCAATCTGCAAAGGTGCTCATGTAAGTGAGCAAGACAACACTCCACAGGAGGAAAACAATGGATAAGGATATGTCCATCGTCACGCAAGTTTCGGCAAAGATTGCCAGCGAACTTGCTATCAACAACATCAGCATTGAAGACTATGCGCTCAAATTCGCAGAGGTGAAAGACCTTCTGATTGACGCAATCTTCGGTGACACCACAACCACAACCATGACTAACACCACACCAGTTGAGATGTTGGAATCAGCATTTGGCACCAAGGCTGAGTTCGGCGTCAAGATTCGTGGCAAGCAACACGGACCGCTCCCCGAGTGGCTCATCGCTGCTTGTCAGGCAGACGGTGTGACCGAGGTGTACGACAACCGTGATGGTCTTGCAGAGAACCCACGTCGCCCTTGGTTCAAGGCTGTGAATGACAAGGAGAAGGCTTACTGGGAACCGAAGGGTCGCAAGTGAGACTTACCCCTGAACAGATTGCTTCAGGGTGGGAATCGGTGGGGGCGGAACCGGAAGGTTCCGCTCTCGCCATTCCTAGGGAGTACCGCTTGTACAAGCCACTCAGCGAAGCAGCACATTCATTCGTGCGTTGGGCGCAGAACCCTAACCAGCGCATCTACCTTGGGATTGAACCGATTGACAACGAGATGCGAGGCATCGCAAACGGTGAACTGTCAATGATGTTGGGCTACAGTCACGGCGGTAAGACGCTCGTGCTGTTGCACGCATTGGACAACAACCGTGACAAGAAAGTTGCGTTGTTCATTCCTGATGAACCGAAGACTCTCGTCCTCACCAAACTGACATGTATGCATCACAACATTGATGCACGAGAACTGGAACAGCGTGTAGCCGACGATGACAAGCAAGCCATTGACCTTCTCAGGTCAACCGCTGAAGAATCATTTCCGAACCTCGCCGTGTTTGACCAGCCTCTTGTTCCATCTGACATGGAACGGGCTTACGCAGAACTGTGCGATGTGTGGGGTGACAAGCCCGACCTCGTTGTTGTTGACTACTTGGAACTCGTAGAAGCCGGTGAGCAAGTCCCTGAGAAGGCTGGCTTCCTCAAGAGTTTCGGTCGCCGGCACGACATCCCGTTGCTGGTGTTGCACCAAACCTCACGCACCTCCGGTGCGGAGGGTCGCAAGTTGACCATCTCATCCGGTGCATACGGCGGTGAGCAACAAGCAACATCCATCATTGGTGTACGACGCAAGAAGTATGAGATTGCATCCGAGATTCAGGAACTCAAAGAGAAACTTGACCGCTCACACAACGAGCGTGCGCAGGAACGACTTGAGGAACTGCAGTACTGGTTGCGTATCCACGAATACACCATCACTCTCAGCCTGCTGAAGAACAAGCGTCCTGCTGGAATGCTCGTTGACGATGTGGACTTTGAGTTGAACATTAAGACCGGCAAGTTGTGGCAGTTGCGAAACGACGAACTGCCCGACCAGTACCTCATGGGCGCACAATGGAAACAACAAGAAATCTTCTAGAAGACTTCATCCAGTTGTTTCGTGGGCGTGGTGACGCATACGGCGGTTGGGAAGGTGTCTGTGTACGCAGACCATTGACACCTCAAGTGTTTGAATCACACCTGAATGGCTCCGAACTCATCGGCGTGTACCCACTCGTACCGTTTGAAGGTGGCTGGGGTTGTGTGTGGGGATGCACGGACATTGATGTTGACGACCTAGACGCTGCACGAAACCTGCAGATGGCGTTGTCAATGAAGAACATCGTGTCTTGGGTTGAACGCACACGCAAGGGCTACCACGTCTGGGTGTTCGCCAATACGCTTGTGCCAGCGAGCACAATGCGACGAGCGTTGCTGTCAGCACATCAAGCCATCAACTACCCAGCGAAAGAGGTCAACCCCAAACAGGAAGACCCCGGCTCGGGCTTCGGCAACTACGTGCGCCTGCCGTACCCGAAAGGGTACGCAGGCATACCGGAGAACAGATATGTGATGGACGATGACGACAAGCCGTTGGAACTGGAACGGTTCATTGACCTTGCGATTATCAACAGAAACAACCGTGAAGAACTGCAAGACATTGCAGACTTGTTCCGTCTTCCACCTGTGCAACAAATCAGAATCTCCGAAGTCAGTCATGATGTGAAGTTGTTGTTGCGTCGTGCTAGCGCCATCCCGTTTCTCATGTGGCGTGACGGTCCGCTTGAAGGAAGTGACCGTTCTGGTACTCTCATACGAATGGCTTATCGTCTGAAAGAGGACAACTTCCAACCGGATGAAGTGTTCTCGCTTGTTCGCTCAGCAGACGAACGCTGGGGAAAGTTCTATCTCCGACCAGATGGTGACAAGGAGATTGCCAACATAGTTCAGAAAGTCTTCAATGAATAAGAAATACACCGTCACCGTCAAAATCAGACCAAAAGTAAAAGCACGTCCACGAATGACACGCCGTGGGCGCGTCTTCACACCCAAAACAACTTTGGAATACGAGCGAGCAATCGCAGATGCCTACCTAGGTCCACGCTTTGAAGGACCGGTCGCTGTTGACATTCTTCTCAGCAAAGACAAAGTGAAAATCACAATCAAAGAAACCGACCAAGACACACCCACACTTCGGGGCGATGTGGACAACTACGCAAAATCAATCCTTGACGGATTGAACGGTGTTGCCTATGTGGACGACAAACAAGTACGAGAACTGAGGGTACGCAAATGAGCAGGTCGGACTGGGACATTCCTGCACAACGATTCAACTTTCGACGAGACCTAGCGTTCGGCAAGCAAGGCGAGAAACTTGTCAATTCGTTTCTCAAAGTTCTGGATGACGGTGCCTTTGAAGTAAAGACAGACCGCTATCGCAACGGACGCATGGCTGTGGAAGTGATGCAGAATCCACGGCGAGCCGTTGATGACAACGGTGAGCAGATGTGGAAAGACTCGGGCATCGTCGTCACCAAAGCAAAGTGGTGGGTGTATGTGTTCACCCTTGACCGCAACGATGGCACATTCGTAATCGTGCCGGTACGTCGCTTGAAGAAGTTCATCAAGAAGAACTCCAAGCGTCTCGAGATGCGTGACTTCGCAAAGAACTCAGACAATCCAGCAAGGGGGTACATCTTGGAACCGTCAGATGTTATGGAGATGATGGTGAGCGCTGATTACGATGAGTGACATCAACGGTCTGTGGAACACCGTTGATGCACGACTGCCATTCAACGAGTATCAAGCGCTGATGGAATCAACACCGCTTGAAGAACCACGAGAAGTCAACGATGACCTAAACGCTCTCCGTGATGTGGTCGCCCAGTATGTTGACGAACTAGAACCACGAGACCTGTGGATTATTAACGCCTGCATGACAGAGCGTCTCAGCCTTCAGCAAATTGCTGACCAACTTGGCATCACCAAAACGCATGTGTGGCGCTTAAGAAACCAAGCGTTTGATAAACTCAAAGCGAAAATGCAAGCCGACCCAGACATACGAAAGCGAGTACAAATGGCAGACACATGGGAACAAGCAGCAGGACAATGGGCAACCTCGTTCAAGGGTGACAAACTCGTCTCAACAAACTTGGCTGGGTCTCTGGCTAACTGGCGAGACATGATGAGAGACTGCGTTGTGAACGACGACGAACCATCACAGCGCTTGTTCATAATGGTTGCGGAAGCAACCGTTCGTGAACTACGCAGACTTGATGAATGGGACTCGGGACAGATGACAACCCTGCTGTGCTCCAAGCAACACGACTACGGTCACGGCAACATCAACGCCTTCGGAATGTTCGGCATCGTCGTTCGCATGTCCGACAAAGTAGAACGCTACGCAAATCTGCTGGCACGAGGCACCGAAGCAAAAAACGAATCAATCGTTGACACACTCAAAGACATTGTTGGCTACTGTGTTATAGCCTTAATGTTCAACGAGGGGTCATTTCAACTACAACTAGGAGATACCTATGTCTGACACACCAGAATCAACAGAGCCTCAAGAAGAAGGCGTTATCAACTTTCAATGGTTGGTCGCAAATGTGTTCGCAATCATCCACTATCTTGAAAGCAAGTTCGGTCCCGCAGCCGTTGAAGAAATCGTCCTTGTCTCCCGTGAGATTGAGCGTCAAATGGGAGAAGAAGATTCGCAGTGAAAACCCGACAGTTCACCGTCGCCTTTGCGGAGCCGGTGGATGTTCGGGAACTCAAGCGAGTTCTAGAAGCATGGTATGACATCGTGGAGATTGGTTCCGGTGTCACCGTTAACGGCATACCGAACGACTACTTGGTGGTACACAATGAGCGACCCAAACGAATGGATTAAGAACCTGATTCCACCGGAAGATGTGGAACAGTTACAGGCTAAATCAGAACGCATCGTGAAAGGTCACGATACGTTCTACGAGATGACCCTCATGATGTACGAAGAAGACATGATTAAAACCGTTCGCAGTCTGCACGGTATGCAACGAGGCGAAAGAGAATCGTGGCTACTTGCCATCAACCTTGTGCTCGCCCTACTTGGCACAATGGAAGAAGCCCTAGCCGAATCCGACATTGACCCTTACGAAGACCAATGACAACCATCGTTGCAATCCAAGGAGACGGATACGCCCTGCTGGGAACCGACTCACGCATCTCCTCGTTTGACTCCTCTGGTATGGCGTACCAAATCACAACGCTAGGTGCAGGCTCATCCAAACTTGGCACGAATGGCAAGTACGTCTTAGGCGCAGCCGGCGACGTGCGAGCCATCAACATTCTCCATCATGCGTTCACACCACCAACACCACCAGCGACAGCAAAAGGAAAAAGACTAGATGCGTTTATCACGAACAAGTTTGTGCCCGCACTGCGGGAGTGTTTTGAGACTCAAGGGTATGCGATGCCCGACAACGAAGAGAAAGAACACCTTGCGCAACAGAATTCAACAATCGTTGTTGCGATACACGGCATCATTTATGTCATCGAATCTGACTACGGATGGACCTCAGACAGCAACGGAATCTACGCCGTGGGAACCGGTGCACCATACGCACTCGGAGCACTCAACGCTCTACTTGGAAATCGGTCAGTTGACATCGCTACTGGAAAACGTATTGTCACAAAAGCGCTCTCAATAGCAGGGAAGTTTGACCCATACACAGGGTCGCCGTTCACTACGGTAGTACAATCCCCCTAGATTCAATGCGGGTACCGTTCTTCCAATCGGTCTTTGTGGTTTCAATGTGGAACCATGTCGCCCACGGCTGACCAAACTCTCCGTCCTTGCCAACAATACGCCATCCCTTGTGTGGCGACCAGATGGCACAGCCCACATAATCCTGAATGATTTGGATTCCCAACTCCTTAGAGTTCTTCACCAGCCACGGCAGGATGTGCTTCGTCGCCTCATTGCGTGAGTCGTACCTGTAATCCAGCGCTGCACCAAACGAGTGCGATGAGGGCGCACCACCGGAGCGCACCTCACGCCGATTGTAGATACCCAAGTTGGTGCCACCGAAACGCTTGACCAAGTAATCGTTCAACGCCACCAAGTTCGGTGACGCAGACTTGAACCGTTGCTTGTCCAACGGTGTTGCTTTCTGCCAGTTGTAGTAGTCAGTCTTATTGACCGTCATTTCCCCTCCTCAATCGCTCGTTGCTTAGCACGAAGTGCTGCCAACTCCCTTGTTCTACGAGCCAACTCGTCACCTTGTGCTTCTGGTGGCAGTTCACGCAACGGCAAACCAAACCAAGAAGCCACCCGAGATGAATGCCCACGCTGGTACTGCTCGGTTGACGGGAACAGACGTTCCGCTGCCGAAATCGGTGGAACCAGATTCATCAAACCATACATCGCTTTCTCTGTCATCATCGGCTGACCCTGCGAGTTGTACTCCAACTGACCAGAAGCAGCCAGCACCGGAATCAAAGCCTTGAACATTCCCTCAACTGGGATGTATTTGTCACGGAACTGCTGACCCGAATACAACTTCGTGTTACCCATCAACTCAAACGGAACACGCAAAGCAGGGTTCACATACGAAGCCAACCTTCTAGGTTGGTTGAGTTCACGAATCGTCTGTTCCAAACGGTTGAAACCAAAGTCTGGTGAAAGAATCATTCCACCACCAAGGTTGATTCCACCCTGCTCACGAATATAACCCGGGATAACTGTGTCGTCTTCCCTGTTCTCCATGTTGTTAGCAAACCGCTTGTACGCAACGTAAGCCTTCGGATTTGACCACTGGTTCACAACCTGCAACGGCAGGTTGCGACTCATCCACGTCCAGAAAGGAATGATGGTACGCACAGTCAAGTCCAACTGTGTCGGGTCGCCGTAGTCGAACAGGAACCGCTTTGTCCTTGCAAACGCCGTGTTGAAATCCATGTCCTTGACGGCTGAGTCATACGCCATCATGAAGTGACCGGAACCTTCCACGTTCTTACCAACCTTGCGTGAAGCACGCAAAGCGATGTTGTCAGTCAGGCGTCCACCGCCAGTTGGCAACCCAGCCAACGCCTCGGTAATCTGACCGCCACCCATAGCCATCGTGACACGGGCTGCAACGTCAGCACGTGGCTGAACATTCTTCGGCAAAGTGGAAACCCACTCATCAATTGTTCTGCCATTAGCCAAAGCGTCAACCATTGACTTATACAACTTCAAACCATCAAACATGTTGCGCACATCTGCACCACCAGCAAAAATCATAAAAGTGTTGCTCATTGCGTTACGCACATGGAAACCCGGGCTGAGCGTAGCGTAAGCCTTGAAGAACCGTGTGTATCCGCCCAAGAAGTTAGACAACTCTCTAGCAATCTTTGGTGTCTGAATGCGCTCAGCATTCTTCAAGAACCTGTAGACCTCAGGCTCGATGCCGTAACTGGGCAAATCAAACTCGCGCAACGAAATCAACTTCTTGTACTCAATGCCCTGTTCTTCAGCAAACTTCTTAGCCAACTTCTCATATGACTGTTGCCAAGGCTTGATGACCTTCTCCTGAATTGTGCCCGCCTTAGCAGCAGACAAAGCCTCATCGGCTTTGCTGCGTGCAAGTTGAGCCTTCAAGAAACGAGACTCAGCAACAGAAGCAGCAGCCCAAGCCTTAGCCACAGGGTCATCCGGGTTCTCTGCGAGCACACGCAGGGCATCTTGGTTTTGGAATATCCACTTCTGAACTTCCTCGTTGAACTCCCGAATCTTTTCTGCGCTCTTCAGGTTCTTGCCAGATGCCTTCTGTGCAATCTTCGGCAAGTCGGCAACCAAACGATTCAACGAATCAACCTCGGACTGCAATGCGTCCACAACTGGTTGACCTTCAGCAATAACCCTGTTGAGTTCTTCTGGGGAGCCATATGTCGCAATGATGCTGAACTCCTCAGCGCCTTGGTTTACCAACGCCTCATCGTATGCTCGGCGCAACTCAGGGATTTGTAGACGCAAATCCTCACGCTCTGTTTGCAAGAAGGTCTCCAGAGAAGCACGAACCTTCCTAGCGAACTCAAGTTTCCCTGCAGCCTCACGTGCCATAGCACGACCAGCACCAAGTTCACGCCCCGCTGTGCCAGCCTGAGACAACGCCTCAAGGGCGTTGGCGATATCCTGCTCACGCTGTGCGCCCAGCGCTGCACGCTCGCCTTCAGCAGCCAACCTAGCGGTATCATCCATTTGTATACGTGAACCAGCAGGACGTGCTGTTTCTAGACCACCAGCAATACGCCTCAACTCACCAATAATGTCACCCTGACCAAGTTCACCACCAAACTCTCCAACAATTGGCGCAACATCGATGCCAGCCCCCCGAGCAGATTCAATTCCACGTTCAAGAGTTCCAAGAGCACGCTCATACTCGCCAACTACATTTGTAATTTGGTCTTCACCAAATACTCTTGTAGTAACTTCTCCACCAAAAATCTTAGAAACAATATTTTTAGACCTAGTATCAATCTGGTCAGCCTTTGCCCGTGCTGCAGCAATCTGCTGACGCAACAACGGAATATTGTTTGCGTACTGCTGATACATGATAACGTGAGCGTCATTCTCCAACGGCTTGACAACATCGTTCAAATACCTGTACTCAGGTGTAGCCTGCCATGCCTGCTGTAGACGCAACTTGCGGTTAGCAACATCGCCACCAACACCACGAACATATCGGCTACCAAGTTGACGACCACCCAAGAACTGACCAGCATTCCTGCCCTGAGCATCCTTCAACGCCTTCTGTGTTGCCGAATCAAAATTGATAAACCGACTGATTTCTTCCTTTGTGAAGAAAGCAGGCTGGTCACCACTACCGTTGACAAGAACACGCATCTTTTCCAAAGCGGAAGCACGAACCTCGGGGTTGGCAATAGCCTCAAGTTCAGCCAACCACTCATCGTTGAACTTCTGATTAATGTCAATCTGCTCACTAAGGAACTTGACACGCTTATCAACATCACCAACAGCCTTAGCAAACTTCTTCTCAGCAGCAGGGCTAAGCGCAACCTCTGTGCCCGCTCTTGAACGCACAATGCTGTCATACGTATCCTGTAGGGTCTTGCGACGAGCAAGCAATTCCTCACGCTCACGACGCAACCGAGCCGTATCACGACGTGATGCGGTGAGGTCGCTACGCAACTTCTTAATCTTGGTCTCAGATGGAACACCGGCATACAGCGAATCCCATTCAGCCTCGCTGAACTTAATAATCTCACGCTGACCGGTTTGCTTGTTCAGAATGGTCGCATACAAAGCGGGGGCAGTTGTGACTACGGAACCATCCTCAAGTGTTTCTGTGACAGCAGGTCGCAGGATGAAACCATCAGCGTGAACGCTGAGGTCCAAGTGAGCCAACTGGTCCAACGCTCCGACAATCTCTTCGTCGTTTCTCGCCTTCATGTAATCAGGCGTTGACATCGCCTCGTTATATTTGCCAAGAACAGTCCGAGCCGAAGTGCTCGGCTGTTCGCCAGTCACAGCCAATGGGTACTGGTCACGTGGTGTCTTTGGTCCACGCTTCAAACCTTGGATATTTCTCTGTGCTTCCTTGATTTGGAAATCCAAAGCCTGTTCTGCAAGTCTTTGTTCTTGCTTTTCAACTCCCAAGGCAAGACGCTTATCAAGCAACGCTTGCAATTCATCAGCATGGTTGTTCAACATTCTTGCATAGAGCGATGGCGTGGACTGTGCAAGTGTTGGGTCATTTAGGAATACTCCAATGTTGATATTGGGGTCAAGCATTGTTTCAAGCATCCGTTGAAATTGTCTATCTTTCTTTGTTTTAATAGAAAGCAAACCTTCTTTTTTAATCTTTATTGGTTCGCTCAAAGTGCGACCAACATCCATGCGGTTCATGGGAGTGGTGCCAACTTTTACTTCACCACCAAGAATGTCATCAAACCAAGCGCTAACCATGCTTGGTGTGGCGTCATCAGAGAATGCTGAACGTACATTTCTTCCAGCAGCCTTAGAGGTGGACGGGTACAAAGCCTTCAGTTTGTCCGAAGCAGCCTTCTTACTTACCGGTTGGTCTGGGAATGTAGCCTCAAACCAAGGCTTAACCTTTGTTTCGTACCAGTTGTTGCTAGCAATACGGGCATCAAACTTGCTTCCCTGCTTGGTAGCAGAACTTGCGTCCTTCCAACCCTTCCAAATATCAAACGGGTCGTCCATTGTGACGAGACGTTCACCAATGGCTTCACGCAGGATTGGACCATCAGGTCCATCCAAGAACTGCTGAACAACATCTTTGAACACTTGACCAGCGGAACGAACCTCAAACTCTTTATATCCCTTGTCAAAGATTGAAACTTTACGATTAGCATTACCAACTTGACGCTCCAATGACCAAGCCTCAGCATACGCTGAACGCATATTATCAACAATTGAACGTGCTTGGTCAATTGCAGCCAGTCTCGTATCAATCGCTGGCATGAACTTCTCAGCAACCGCTGCTGTAATCGCAGAATACATTCTTTCGCTGGGGATGAACCCGTATGGTAGGAGGACGTTAGACAACGCACTAAAGCGTGTTCCAACTTCCGACAACATTGCGTACTGCATCACAGCACGTTTCAGGTCTTCCTTTGCTGTAGCGACAAAATCTATACCGGCGGGGTACATGATTCGGCGTGCTTCCGCACGCTTCGACGGATATAACTCAAGAACCTGTCGTGGCGAGTACACATTCTCCGTAGCACCCTGACCAACCTTAATTGACGGGGCTTCATAAGCCTCACCCAACTCCGCACGACGCAACTTAATTTGGTCAACCAAATCCTGATTAGACTCAATCAGTCTTGCACCCTCCATGTGCTCGTCAAACATGACGCCAAGCCAAGGGTACCTACGGCTCAGGTTGTTAATGAACGACGGTGACATCTCCTCGGAAGCCTTAGTCCCTGCTGTCAGCCCACCAGAAAAGATGCGAAGAAAGTCATCCATGGATGACATTTCATCAGAGATGTTTGTGGCAACCAAGTTCGCTGGCTCCCAAGTGGACTCAAATGTTCTGAGAGCAGAAGTACGGTTGCCCTTAGCAACCGACTGGGTATCCATCTTGATTGCAAAGTCTGCAGTCTTAGCCTTCTCCAAGGCATCCATCAACGTGTTCCTAAATGGCACAAGGAACTCTGGAATGTTTGCACCGTGCACAAAGGAATCCGTCATCAGCATGTGTAAGCCGAGAGTACGCACCTGCGTCAAACTCAGGCTTTCAGTGAACAACTTGGTTATGAACTCCTGCACCTTGGCAGCAGTCATTCCCTCTTCAACTGCCTCTTGGGTAATCTTCACCTCGGGCACATCGTTGAAACGCTTCCAGAAACTGTCAGCCCTCTTGCTCCTCACATCACGCTGAACAAAAGACTTAAACGAACCACGAACACCCATCCCTTGACGGACCTTCTTCAGTTCTGTACCCGCACTCTTGCCACGAACACCAATGATGTCTTGAATGTTTCTGATTTCCTGAGCAAACGTAGAGTTAATATCCTTACCAGAAATGATGCGCTCCATGTTTTCTTCAAGCACGTTGCCGAACTCGGCAACACGCTTCATGTTCGCTTCAGCAGCATCAATCGCCCTGCCGGTCTGCTCCAACTGCTCAAGAACAGTTTCAAGTCTGGCTTGCTTTGCTTCGAAGTTCAAAGCAGCAGGCTCAACCACATCAGTAGCCAACTGCTCAATCTCGTCCTTCAACGAAGCAATACGGTCATCCAACTCAGACATGTAATCAATAGCAGCCTGACCAATACCCGGCACATCACCCGGCTTCAAATCCGAAGGACTACCAAACAACGTCGCAAACTTCTGGCGAGCCTGCAACAACTCCGTGCGTGAATCCGCAACCGCCTCCAAAGCAGCAGTCAAACGACCAGACGCTTCGGTGGCTGTCACAACCGGTTCGGTTGCTGCAGCCAACGCCTTCACAGTCGCACCCTGACGCTCACGCACAGTAGCAACCAAATTCTCCAACGCAGACTTAGACCCCTTGAGAGCATCGCTCACATCATCAACGGAACGCTTAACAGTCTGCTTCGCAGCCTCAACACCCTCAGAGTCAACAAACGTCTTGAAGACACGCATGTCGTCCATCTTCTTCCAAACACCAGTATCAGCAAGATGCTTGTTGCGTGCAATCAAACCCATGTGGTGAGCAAAGTCGCTGACATACGACTGAGCAACCTTCACAATGTCAGTCTCAAAAAAATCAAAATCAATCTTGCCATACTCACGGGCAATCTGATTAAGGCGTTCGACCGTAAGGTCGTCGCCCTTCAGTTTGTATCCGAAGAACTTGTCACCCTCACGCAACTTCCTACTACGGAAAGCGCCAAGGGTGTCAAACGGGTCATTACCAAACGTGGTACGCAACTCATCAGCAAACAGCGAATCACCCTGACTGAAACGCAAACCATCCTCGCTGACTTGGTGCGGGAAATAGTTCTGCACACCCTGCCAGTTAGTCTCAGGGTCAACTTCCTTCCAAGCATTGCCAACAACATTCTCCTTGTCAGCAAAAAACTTTCTCCACACCTCAAACGCACGCTGCTCCCCGGGTGTAGCCGTCTCCAACGCAGCAGGGTTCTCAAGCAGACGGTGAACCGTAGTGCGATACAAATCTAAAGACTGCGGTGTCTCCGAATCAACCAACTGCTTCAACTCAACATTGGCCAAATCCAAAGCCTCACCCAAAGCAGCCCTCTGAGTGTTACGAGAGTTAATCAACGGAATCAGCAAACCACCAGCATCAGGAGTCACCTCACCTCTAGCCAAAGCAATACGAGCAGCACGCATATCAGGTGCTGTCGTCAACTTCTGCATGTATTTGCCCAACTTCGTATCGCTTGCAGCCAAACGAAGTTTGGTCAAAGCGGTATCGCCAAGTTCACCAATAGCACCAGACAAAGGCAAACGCCAACCTTGGTCCTTTGCACCAACCTTAATACGCTTACCCAAAAAGTACACACCAGTACGGTTAGCACCCACACGCTCAAGAATCTCAGCGTCCTTAATTGCGCTACGACCCAAACGTGCAACAGAAGTCGCCAAAGCATTATCGCCTGTAGTCGTAAGAACCTTCTCAGCCAAAGCCAAACGACCAGATGCGCCAGCAAACTTGCCAGCACCAAACGTCGCATACGTCAACGGGTCAAGAGCAACGTCACCGATGAAACCCAAGCCACGGTCAATCCAAATATTGCCCGTGTCAATCTTAAACGCTTTACCAACACCAAATGTCGGGTCTTTAACCTGCTTAACAAAATCCTTGACAGAGGCTTTTGTTTCAGGGTTAGCATCAATCAAATCGATGCCTTCACGGATACCGGACACCACCGCACGACCCGGCATTGCGAATACATCCAAAGCCTTGAGTGCACCAATGCCAGCGCCAGCAATCGCCCCGGTAATCCCACGACCGTCAGCAGGCTTGCCGAGCCTGATGCGGTCAATCTGGTCCTTCAAGGTTGGGTTAGTGACCATCAGGTTCGCAGCAGACGCACCCAGACGGGATGCTTCAGCCGATGTGGGCTTACCCAGCACCAACCCCCTAGACCCCCCTTGGGAGACGCCAGAAGCCTGCTGAGAGGCTCTCAAACGGGCAAGAGCGTACCTAGGGTCATCTATAGGGCTAGCCATACAACAACAGCCTTAATCGTTACTTAAGCGGACTTGGTGATTAACTTAAGCATCGCAGCCATAGCATCACCAGTCGGGGTCTTGCCGGACTCCTCATAAGCCCTCAGCCTGCCCCGACGAATCGCCTCTTCCTGCCTCTTGCGGTTAGAGATTTCGGTCTCCACATTTGCCCGCTCAAGAGCAGCCTTCTCATACGCCTTGTACTCAGGAGAAGTCACATCAACATAATCCTTGGAAGCCTTCTTGGTCTTCGTTTTACCCTTAACGGATTGCACAGCAAGACTGGTAGGCAATGGCATGTTCGGCATCTGCAAAATATTCATCAACTGCTTGGCACCAAAACCAAGAACGCTCTTACCGAAATTGTCATCAGGCTTCATAACAGCAGCCTTCACACCACGAGCCTTGTCCAAAGTCTCACGAACGCTCGCACCTCTTGCAGCCTTCTTAGAAGCCAGCATCTCCAAAGGTTCACGCAAAGCAGCAACCTGCTGGCGTGAAGTTTCGCCAAGCGGAACAGTCTCAGTCGTATACAACTCAAGAGGGTTAGGCAACCCAGCCTTCTTCCACCAAGTCTTACTAGAAGTACCACCACCAGCACCCTCGGAGTACTCCTTGCTAATCTCCCCAGCAAGACTCTTCAGCGTGTCAACCTGCATCCCGGTCTGCGCAAGCAGTTCAGGATTCGCAGCAGCCAACTGGTCAATCTGACCCTCAATGTCATACTTCGTATAACCAGCCTCAACCGAAGAAAGAATATTCCTAATCAACTCCGGTGTATTCGGGTCGCTAGAGTAACGAGAGTACATTGGCATATCTGATGCACCGCTAGAAAACTCTGTATTCGGGTCGTACACACCAGCCAAATAAGCAAACAGTGGATTATCTAGATTTCCCAAAACGCCAGAAACATTCTTATTCCTGTCCCTAGCAGAAGCGAGCAAAGCCAAAAGTGTCGGGTCCATCAGATTAACCTTCCTTTCGTGCGACCGCCTTTAGCGACCGCACTCATCAACAACTCAAGCAAGTTCTGACGCTGGGTTTCTTCCTGATTAGCCAAGTTAAAACGCTGCTCCAAACCAAACTGAGCAGTCTCACGTGCAGCCTTCGCATCCTCAGCCATTAGCCTGTCCAACAAATCCTGAGTCTGAGCATTCACACCAAACTGCATACCGGCACGTTGCCCAGCCAAATCCTGCATCGCCAAAGCACGCTGAGCAGCCACATCCTGTAGACGCCCAATGTTTGCCTGAGCCTGATTAGCAGACAACACGTTCGCAATGTTCTGGAACGCATTAGCCTGCCCAGCATTCTGCTGTGCAAGCATATTTGCGTACTCATTTACCGGAGACTGTGAAACACCCTGAGTTGCTAATACATCAGCGAGCGCTGCGGTTGGTGCAGGCGCAGCCTCGCCCAACCCAGCAGCCTGAAACTGGGCATACGGGTTAGACTGGCTTGTTTTCAAATAGTTCTGCAACTGGTCAAACGCCGAACCGACAGTTCCTTCAGCCTGACCAGAAACCACACCCAACTGGCGCAACAAATCAGCACCACGTGTTTGATAACGCCCAGCCATCCTATCGTATTCACCTTGACGCATCTGCTCTTGACCTGACAAGTAATCAGCAAGAGCACCACGAGAACCACTGGTGTAATCGCCACGCTTCAACATGCCCTGCAACATCTGGGTATAACGGTCAAGGGCAGACGGCCCACCAGCACCACCACCAGTTGCACCAATATCCTTCAATGCTTCCTTCCGTGCTGCTTCTTCAAGTTGTGTCAAAACATCAACACCAACAGTTTGAGTCTGACCCTTTGGACGGTACCCAGCCATAGAAGGAGAGACATAACTGCTGGCAGGTCGTGGTTCCTTGTTTAGTTCAAACAAACGAGACTTATTCAACTGAGCAGCAGTAGGCTGCGCAGGAGTAATACGACCAGTAGTCACCCCAGCAGCACGCTGCTTAGCCAACTCAAGACGCTTACGATTCAACTCATCGTCACGTTGCTGACCCGTCTGTGCTGGTTTCATTCTCTTGCTAGCCATCAGTACCCTCCTAGAAATGGTTTAAACGAATTCAAAGTTGCAGCAGTCTGAGCAATCTGATTCTGCTTCTGCGCTTCCAACTCAGCCAACTGAGTCTGGTACTCAGCCTTCAAATCAGCCTCAGTCAAATCAGCCTCCCTCAAAGACTCAAGCATCTCCTGACGTGCCCTGTTCTGCTCCTCAACCTGCTGATTTGCAAAATCCTGCAACCCACGGCTATAAATCCCAGACCGAACTCCCGGACCAGCCAAACCACGCCGTGTGTATCCGCTTATGAACCCCGGCATTTCACGTTGGTACTTGCGACCAATATCAAAACCTGCCCTGCTACCCCGTTGCTGGGCGAGAAAACGGGCATACGCATTACGGGCTGCGGAGGCGCCATACTGGCTACCAGCAGCCCGCTTCCTTTGCTCATAACCAAGATAATCCACGTTGCTCATCGTTAATACCCCTAAATGTTACATTTCCACAGTTGGAGCAGGTTCCTGACCCTTTTCCTGCTCAGCCGTCAACAAGGCTTCCAACGCAGCGATGCGGACTGCTTGGTCCGCAATCGTGCGTGCCAACCCCTGAATCACCAGTTCTGGCTTGACGTCCATTATTCCTCCTCGGTCACAGCGGGAGCACCACTGTCCTTGTGTAGTTCCAGAAGCCGGTCGGCTTCCTCATGCTTCTTGACCAAATCCCAAAACTGCAAAGCGTAGTTGTACTCCTGCTGGGCTGGAGTGGGATTGGCTTTCAT